CCCGGGGCGGTTCAGTATTGACCGGGTCTTCTCCACCTCCGAGCTGATGAATAGCGAGAACTTCGTCTGGCTCATCACGTGCTCTTTGTTGCGCTGACACCACTCAAGGAACAAGGCGTAGAGGTCCGTTGAAAGGCATACCCCCCAAAGCCCGCGACCCAGTTCACCATACCGCCAAAGGTACAGAAACGTTTGCCACCCGGCCCGACTGAGCGCGACCAGCCGCTCGCGTGACGCAGTGCTGGGCGGGCGGGTGCGTTCATTGAAGTCCCCTAGATCCACACGCAGCAGCCAGCCATAGAGCGCGGCAACACCGCCATTCTCCAGCTCGCGGCCGATGGCTTTCTGTCGGGCGACTGGCAAGGTTTCCATCGGCCACATGACCAACATTCGCCGGTCACTGTCGCTGATCGGCCACGGCAGGATCTCGTTGCTGAGGAACACCGCGTTCATGTGGTTGGCCTCCTCCCAGCCGTTGATGAACTTCGATTCCATGCGCACGGTCTTGCCGGTGACCAGGTGCTTGATTTTGCCGACCTGGTTGTAACGCTGATCGCGGCTGACCACCTCTTCGAACACGGCCCACATCTTCCTGCTTTGCCAGGCGTTGAAGTTGCTCTCCAGCTGGGTCTGGCCAACTGTCGCGGCATACTGCCCGTAAAGCGCGCCGAAGGTGTCGGCGAACAACAGGCTTTTGCCCGAGCCTTCCATGGTGGAGTGCATCAGAACCGCGGTATCCATCTTGGCCCCGAGGTGTTGCAACGGATATGCAAGCCACCGAGTCAGCCACAGTGCAGCAGCCTCATCATGGTTGCAGAGGAATGAAATCAACCAGCGCAGGTTGGTGCACGCCGCATCGTCGTTGACCGGCTCCAATGGCAGGCCGTCAAAGGTATTGATGTAAATGCTGGGGTCCTTCGTCATGGTCGGGTCGAAGACAATGTGTTCGACGTCCACCACCCGCCGCTCGCTGCTGTTCAACCAGAGCGCATAGGTGTCGCCCAAGGCCATCTTGACGGCCCCCTCGGCGATACGCCGTTTCTTCTCTCGATCCCAAACGTCTTTGGTGCCGTCGATATAGACGTAACGTTCAGTGGGTCGCATGCCGAGAGCGCCGCCCTTCTTGCCCGCCATTTTCCGGGCCTGCTCAATGTCCTTCACCTGATCGTCAGCGATCAGCTTCTTGTCCGTGGCATCGAGCCAAAGCTTGGCAATGGGCTTGCCAACACGCGCTTCAAAGGCGGACTTCTTCATCGCCCTAGATTTATCGAAGTCCCAGACATGCGTGGTGCCTTCTACCAACGCAAAACGCCGCAGCACCTGCTCGATAGTCAGCTCCTCCCCCGCGCCCCCGTCAGGTGCAGGAGCCGCCTCGCTTGGCGCGTCCGGTGCTGCTGCATCTGGCGTGTCGCTACCCTCAGTTGGGGCCGGGGGAAGATCGCTTGCGCTGGGCCGGGTCGACTGCATGCCGAGCATCCGCGCCGCTTCCTTCACCGCCTTGGACTGATCACCGCCATGCTCCAGTAGACAGAACACTTCGAATGCATCGTTTTGGTGACCGTTGGCCAGCGGATCAGCCGCATGGTGCGAATACACCTTGCCTTCAGCTACGGTGATCCCAGGGAGTCCGGTACTACTCTGCGGGTAAAGCCATTTGCTCCCGCGCTTGGTATAGCCGTGGCTGCGCAACATCTCTTCGACGTCGTGGCAGTTGTTGAATTCGTCAATGACAGACGGCCGCTTGCCACCTGCAAGGGCTGGCTTCGGTTTCGGCTTTTGTTTGCCATTAGGCTTGGAGTCCTTCGGCAGCCATGGGCACGCAGCCTCCGCGCCCCGCTTGAAGACGTCCCAGTTGTTCCAGACATTCAGCAGATCGCTGATCAGAACCGGAAGCCCCGAAGCATCAGGCGGCGTGCGCCAGGTGTATGGCTGGCCGGTGCCGGGATGAATGGAGGGAGGCAGTACGTCCTGCACCAATCCTGCACGCAATTCAAACACTGTGAACCGCTTGTACTGCTCGGCATCTGCTCGATACAAGGCCTCTCTGGCCGTATCGCCTGCCTCCCGAGCTGCGTTTGCTTTCAGCATGATTGACTTGTGCTTTGACCCGTCCGGGTCGTTTTCATTGGGCCAAGACAGGGAGTGCCGCGTCAGTTCCAGCCCTTCCGGGACCTGAAACAGAACCCGGAACCGCAGAGGGTTACCAACGACAGTCGGGAAAGCCAGTGCAAGCGCATCCAGATCAACGCCCAACAGTTCGTACAGGACGAACCGCGTCCACTGGACATCGTCGACGTCCAACGAACACACCCGACTCGGCCCCAGCACAACGCCGAGGTTATGGTTGGGATTTTTCGTCCAGAACGCCTCGGCCTGGGCCGGATCAACGATGTACTTGCCGGGCTGGTTCCATCCCCTTCCCTTCGGGCCTTTTTCGCCCGGTTGAATCGGTACTAACGCAAAATTGAATGTCTCACAGTAATGACGTGCCCAAGCAGAAAGCGGGATTGGATGATCACTCATCTACGCTGCTCCCGCAGCGACTGACAGTGAATACACGTCTCGCAGCCAACAATGGCAGCACGGCGTGGCTCCGGGATCGGATCGTCGCAGTCTTCACAAAACTGCGAGCTGATCAAGCTGGTCGGGATTCGGCGATGCTTAAACAGAGCGACGTCCAACAGGTACTGAGCCTGTTCCGTAGCGCGGTCGATATCGTCAGCCATTAGCACGATCCTCCATCGCCAGACGAGCGCCGGCCATGATGCCCAACACCGCACGAATGATGTCATTGCCCTGCTTCTCCAGCAGAGCGACTTCGTGCAGCTCCCATACACCGTCGGCAGCACCGTTATGCATGCCTGAAACGAACTCGCCCGTTTCCGTTAGAAGCTTGCCTACCGACTTGAGCGCATCCTGAGTAGCAGCGACAGGCTCCGGCTGATACCAAACAGCTGCTGCAGGCCGCATCAAGGCATCGAGCAAAAGCGGGCTGCCTGTAAGACGAATGACATCCTCCAGCTCATCCGGATTAAGCCAGCGCCGCTCCTCGTCGAGTTTCAGCTTTTTTTGAAGAGCATCGTTTTCCAACACCATGTCATGGGCAAGAGCGGTAACCCCGCCCTTGTAGTCGCGGCCGGCGCGGTAAAGCGCCTGACGCAACGAAAGCACCTGACCAGCGTCAGGCAAAAGATCCATGCGACTCATAACCGTAAAATCCCCGTTTACGGTGTAGCCATAGGCAGGGGCACCCCCTATCCTACGACCACGACCGATGTGCTGTGCTAAACGTGCTGTGCGGCACGGTTCATCGTTCGAGCCAACCAGGTGAATCTTGTGGTGAGAGGACCTGATCGGCGGAGTTGGCAGTGTTTTGCACTGCCGCTGCTGGGTCGGGGGAATCTTGTGGTGAGAGGTCCCCGGCCCTGCAGCCTTTAAGCAGCTGACTTCAAGTCATCCGGTTCGCAAAAGACATCAGGGCGTAGCCGGAAGCGCGAACAACCAGTCAGCTTTTCAACACGCAACACAAATTCAGCTGGCAACTCGCCTTTTTTTAACCAGTACGATACGAGTTGCTGCGAAACCTGCTTTGATTCGCTGGATATCAACCTCGCAAAAGCGGATTGCCCCCCCGACCTCGCAACAACCTCGTCAAAGGCTTCGCGCATGGATTCTGGCACTGTCATACCAACCTCACTCAGTGTTCACGGCCGCAATCTACGTCTTTTTTTGTTAACCATCAACGTATTTATACGTTTGATGCGCAACAAATTTATTTGTAGTCTCACCTCATGAAGAAAAATACTCCTCAAGATGAAGCTGGCACTCAAAGCAAACCCGCGCCGACACCAGTAGCTGTGCTGTTCAGAGCAAGACGCCTCCAACTGAATTGGACGCAGGCAGAATTGGCAGACAGAGTCTCAAAGTCGCTGCCCGAAGGGGAGCTTCTGACCCAGCAGACCTATGCCGCGTTCGAAAGCGGAAAAACGAGAGCAGCTAAACACAAGTCCTACATAGCTCAAGCAATGGGAATACTTGCTGAGCTTCTGCAATTGGAACTGGGCCTAGATCCATCACTACCTCCAACACTCAATGTGGAAGAGCCGACCAAGCCAGCTTCAAACGTTGAATCCAACGCTGAGATGCTGGGACCGCTTGAAGAATGGGACGACAAGACTCCCCTAGGCGATGACGAAGTAGAGGTTCCATTGCTTAAAGAAGTGGAACTGTCAGCTGGATCCGGGCGCGTGACAATTCAGGAACACGCCACAGCCAAGCTGCGATTCGGCAAGCGGACGCTAAGGCGGCAGGGTGTGCAGGTAGAGAATGCTGTTTGCGTCTCGGTATACGGCAACAGCATGGAACCGGTGTTACCCCACGGCAGCACCGTGGGCGTCGACCGAGGTAAAACGCTCATCAAGGATGGGGATATATACGCTATAGAGCACAATGGCCAGTTGCGTGTGAAGCTTGTGTATCGGCTTCCCAGTGGAGGCTTGAGACTGCGAAGCTTCAACCGGGATGAACACCCTGATGAGGAATATTCCTTGCCAGAATTAGAAGCCCAAAATCTATGCGTTATCGGGCGAGTGTTCTGGTACTCGGTCCTTCGCTGAAAAAAATACAATACGAAAAAGCCGCATTGAGCGGCTTTTTTTGTGGGCAAACACCTGATAACAAAATAACACGTTGCGCAATTTACGTATTTTCTTGTAAATTCAGTTCGTACCCCCTCTCACCACAGAGTACGAGCCATGCAAACAACTCAGCCCAACGCCCGCTGCCCGGTGTATCTCCACCCGTCAGTGGCTTCCAACCGCGAAGCTACCGCCACCATTCAGCGCCAAACCGGCCTGCTGTTGATCATCCAGCCAAAAAGCAGCGCCGCCAAAGCAGCACCTGTGCCGGCAGTCGATGACTTCGGTCCATGGGGAGGTGATGCGGCATGAAGCAGATCCTGATCGGCCTCACCGGCCCAGCTCGCTCTGGCAAAACAACGGCCGCCCAGCATCTGGCCCACGAGCATGGATTTGAGTGTTACGCATTCGCCGACCCGTTGCGCGAGGGCATCATGGCCATATTCAACCTCAGCCCTGAGGACCTCGAAGGCGAGAAGAAGGAACAGCCTATTGACTGGCTGGGTCGCTCACCTCGCCAGCTGATGCAACTGCTCGGCACCGAATGGGGCCGTCACATGATCAGCGCCAACCTATGGATTGACCTCGCCGAACAGAACCTCGATTGCCTCGGTGCGGTGTTCGATGGCGTGCCGGGTTTTGTCGTGAGCGATGTCCGCTTCGAAAACGAGGCTGACTTCATCCGCAAACGGGGCGGGACGGTCATTCACCTCTACCGAACAGACGCAGCCGAAGTTAATCCCCACATCAGCGAAGCCGGTGTGTCAGTCCACCCGGACGACTTGGTACTAACCAACGATAGCGGCCTTCAAGAGCTGTATGGCGCACTGGACGAGCTTTATCGCGCCATCCGCTCACGCGGTTTGCTGGCCGTGGCCTGAGGCACTCGTCATGAACAGAACCCTCGACGCTACAGCAACGATTCTGGGCATGAAACCACGGACATTTCGAGCGAAGTTGCGAGAAATCGGCGTGCTGACCCAGGCAGGCGAGCTCGCACCCAAGCACCGCGACCAAGGCTACCTGTACGTAGATTCGCGCAGCCGCTGGAACAAGAACATTCACGCCTACAGCCACTATGCAGTGGTGATGGTCAAGGAGGCAGGTGTTACCTGGCTTTCGGACCAGCTTGGCATCACGACCACGAAGAAGGACGCCGCAGCATGACTCTGAACGCAATTACTCACGCCGTATGCGCGCTGAAATTGGTTCCTTTGCACCTGAACCACCCAACCATCGTAAGTCGCTCGACGTTGATCGGCGCAACGTCAGAGGCCCTCAGCATGCTGGACGGCTTGCCGCCTGTTACTGCCGAATTGGCGGAAGTATTTCGAGCTGTGGACGCTGTACTGCTTGAGGGCCAAGTCGCTTATGTGACCCCCACGCGATGCCCCGAGCGACCATATGGCGCAGTGGTGGCGGACGCAAAGGGACGGCTTTGCGCGACTGCAACCGGCAAATCGAAAGAGGGTCTCGCGGAGCTGATTCGCCTTCAGTTGGTGCCCCAAAAGGAGGGGCACGGGGAGGACGCTGCGTGAGTGAGACTTTAAGTCAGCTCCGGGAAGAGTTCGCCACGCCCTGCCCCACCTTGGGCACTGTGCGGGAACGGTACTTCTCGCACATATCGAGTGACCGCTACCTGCTTCGCAAGATCAACGCGGGCCGTATCGACCTCAAGGTTACTCGGCTGGGCGGATCGAATAAGGGCCACCCGGTGGTGTATCTGCACGACCTAGCGACCTATCTCGATGCACAGGCCAAGTTGAAAGCGGCCTGATTCAAAGGTGGTCACTGCCTTCCAGTGACACAACGCACCAGCCCGTCGCCGTCCTCTCACCACCGATCCGGCGACGGGCTTATTCCCAAGGACACAGCACATGCAAGCACAGCACATCATCATTCTGGTAGGCATAGGGGTCTGCTTTCTGCTCCTCACCGTCTTCATCGTGAGAGCAATCAAGCGGGCAATAAGAAGGTCGTACTTGGCGGGAAAATCCGCAGGTATCGCCAACAGCAGCGCGCGAATTGATACATTGAATGCAGATATAGCAATGCTCGCAAGCGACCGCGAGCACCTTCTGCTCAGCATTGAACTCAAAGACCTCGCTATCGAGCATCTCAAAGAGCAGTTGAGCTCGGGCAATACCAGCTCCCTTACCAAAGCCGACCTCCAGGTCATGTCAGACACAGCCATCACGCTGGGGCTGGCCCATAAAACGTGGGTGCACGTCAAAGGCACAGAGCCATGGCGCACTCGGGCAACAACCCAACTTCAGCAGTTGAACGCCATAGTGCTCCGAATCCTTGGCGAGATTCGCGATAGCAACAAACCGACTGAAAGCCCGATTGACGTGGGGGAAGCGGCATGACCTCACTCAATCGCCCACCATTCGATTTCAAAACCCAATACAGCCTGGGCTTCAACGCGCAAGACGACGAGATTGTTGTCGATTTCTTCTGCGGCGGTGGCGGCGCTGGTACGGGGCTGGAAATGGGTCTCGGCCGAAAAGTCAGCGTAGCCAAGAACCACAGCGCGGCAGCAATCAGCATGCACACAGTGAACCACCCAGGCGCGAAGCACTTCACCACCGATGTGTTCGACGGCGATCCGGATACGGAATGCGGCGGCAAGGCGGTAGGCTGGTTCCATATGAGCCCAGACTGCACCCATCACAGCCAGGCAGCCGGCGGACAGCCACGCAAACGCGAGATCCGCAACCTGTCGTGGATCGGCTTGAAGTGGGCAGGCAAGAAGAAACCCCGCGTCATCAGCTTGGAGAACGTAAAGCAGATCCTGCAATGGGGACCGCTGGTGGCCAAGCGTTGCAAGTCGACCGGAAGGGTCGTGAAGCTGGCCGGTGGCGTTGCAGCGCCAGGTGAGATTGTGCCGGTCGAGCAGCAGTTTCTGGTGCCAGACCCTGCCCGGCGCGGCAAGACATGGGCGGTGTTCGTGGCCGAGCTGGAGCGCTTGGGCTATGCCGTCGAGTGGCGTGTGATCCGAGCGTGCGACTTCGGCGCGCCTACCAGCCGGGAACGTTTGTTCATGATTGCCCGGTGCGACGGCCAAGCAATCGTATGGCCAGAGCCGACACACGCCAAGCGCCCTACTAAAGGCCAGAAACCTTTGAAGACCGCCGCCGAGTGCATCGATTTTTCCGACCTCGGCAAAAGCATCTTCGAACGCAAGAAAGACCTGGCTCCAGCCACCCTGCGCCGAGTAGCGAAGGGCATGAAAAAGTTCGTCATCGACAATCCGACGCCCTTCATCGTACCGATTGCGAACTGGTCGGGCGAGACGGTGCAATCGGCCAACGAGCCGCTGCGCACGGTGACGTCATATCCAAAGGGCGGCGCATTCACGGTGGTCAGCCCGGTCATCGCACCAGCGACCCACCAAGGCAGCGACCGCATCAATGATCCGCTGGAGCCATTGCCGACGATCACCTGCGCCAACCGTGGCGAGCTGACGCTGATCAGCCCGACCCTGATCCAGTCTGGTTACGGCGAGCGCGAAGGCCAACAGCCCCGCGTGCCAGGAATCGATCAGCCGCTGGGCACAGTTGTTGCTGGCGGCGTCAAACACGCGCTTGCAGCAGCGCACTTGGTCAAGTTTCGATTCAATGATGCGAGCAAAGCGCTGGATGAGCCTTTGGCAACGATTACCAGTGGAGGCAACCATCGGCGGCCTGCAGGTGCAGCCCACGCTATGGGCGTGTCCACGGTGTTCATGGCTCAGATGAACGGCGGCTTCAACACCAAGCACGCCAAGGGCGTCGACGAGCCAATGTCGACGGTCACCAACACCGGAAGCCAGCAGCAAATGGTGGCCGCAAACCTGGTGCATCTACGCGGCAACTGTGATGCACGGAGCGTGAACGATCCTCTACACACCATCAGCGCCGGCGGCCAGCACCACGGCTTGGTCACGGCATTCATGGAGCGGCAGTTCGGTGCCAGTGTCGGCCAGCCGCTTGAAGAGCCTGCGCCCACCGTCACGGCCGGAGGCGGAGGTAAAAGCTCTGTCGTATCGCTCAGACTCTCCCCAGAGCATGAGGAAGGCGCACTGCGCGTCGCCGCGTTCCTGATCAGCTATTACGGGACCGAGAACGTCAGCAGCGCGGGCGAACCAGCGCCCACAATCACGACCAAGGATCGCTTGGCGCTGGTCACCGTGATGGTCAGGGGCACTCCCTACGTGATCGTCGACATTTGCCTGCGGATGCTCAAGCCGGCCGAGCTGTACAAGGCACAGGGTTTTCCTGACGACTATGTCATCACTCACGGAGCCGACGGCAAGCGATTCACAAAGACCCAGCAGGTGCACATGTGCGGTAACAGCGTCAGCCCTCCGCCGATGGCCGCACTTGCCAAAGCAAACAACCCATGGCGGCAGATCGAACTCTGCAGGGAGGCAGCATGAGCCGCACAGGAGCGCGTGATAGAGCGCGCAGACAGCTCACCGAGACACTGGCTGTATTGACTCAGGCAGTTTCGCTATTGGGCAAATCTCGGGTGGTTCTCAAGCGCTCGCGGTCTGCAGATGCTGCCGAGTGCCTAGCAATGATCGAATCATTTTGCAGTCGTCCGCTGCCCACGCATCCTAATCAGCACCCTGACAACCTGGCCGTAGACCGGTTTGCTGCTGCGATGAAAACGAAGCTTGCCGAGTCTCGAGCCAAAGGCCGGGATAGCTGGGACATGCCGTGGGTGAAAGACCAGCAGCTCGCAGAACATCTGGTTAAGCATTTGCCAAAGGGTAACTCTGGCAATTTTGAAGACATAGCCAACTTCGCAATGATGCTGCATCAACGAGGTGCCGATCCCCATGAGCTGACTGTGGCCTACGCCGCAATTCGGCAGGGCTCAGATCAATGACTCTCAACGTATCCCAGCAACGCCAGAGGAAACAAATCATGGCAGCAGCCCAGAACATAGATCGCCTTCTGCGCCTTGACGAGGTACTTCACACTACGGGCCTCGGTCGGAATACCGTCTATCGCAGAATCAGGGAAGGCACCTTTCCGAAACAGGTTAGAATAGGCCCTAACTCAGTTGCCTGGCGGCAGTCAGAAATCGCTCGATGGATCACAGATCTATCACCCAGCAACGACTAACCAGTACATTGATTAGTACATTTAAAACGCGGCCTAGCCTAGAGGCCGCGTAATTCAAGCATTGCAGGTCATAAATTGGAAATCTTCAAAGAGTTTACCTTCGAGTCAGCACACCGCCTCCCTCACGTACCAGAGGGTCACAAGTGTGGACGTCTGCACGGCCATTCGTTTCGTGTCGGCATTCATCTGGCTGGCAAGGTTGATCCTCACACAGGCTGGATCCGCGACTTTTCGGAAATCAAGGCTATTTTCAAACCGTTGTACGAACGCCTTGATCATAATTACCTGAATGACATCCCCGGCCTTGAGAATCCAACCAGCGAAAACCTGGCGAAATGGATCTGGGATGAGCTGAAGCCTCTGCTGCCGGAGCTGTCCGCCGTTCGTATTCATGAGACCTGCACCAGCGGGTGCGAATACCGCGGGGATTGATTCTCCCGGAAAATAAAAAACCACCTCGACCAGGTGGTTTTTTTGTATCTGCACGGTACGAAAAAGACTTTATCGTGCCTCAAAAACAAAAACCCTCAACGCGTAAGCGATGAGGGTTTCTGG